AAACCCTGGTTAAAATCCACACGATAAAAATGACAATGCAAGTATCTCATGCTGTTGCCCGAACCTACTCGGGCTTTTTTTGCATGTAAAAAGGCTCCTGCGATGAGGGGCCTGGATATATGCCTAATCTCTGTATACAGCATGATGCCGGGTGCCTCCCGGTGAATTCTGCAATGACCAGACAGAATCCGCAACTTGCCTATACAATACGCAACCAAACATCTGTCATTATGCCCCGCCGCCCAGGGGGATTCATCATGCAGGATTTTTTTAACAAACGCTCAGCATGTCAGGCAACAGTCGACTACCTGAATTGTGAGGCATTTAACATTTCACTGTCCGGTGTCTTTCCTGTAATAAAAAGCCCGCAAAAGAGAGTCAGGGCAGATAAGTGTGGTGTGGCGCGTTGTACTGGATTCGAACCAGTGACCGATTGCTTAGAAGGCAATTGCTCTGTCCGGCTGAGCTAACAACGCATGATGCTGATAATGGACCGCCATCGGGGACTTGAACCCCGCACAGCCAGCTTCGAAGGCTGACGCTCTATCCCGATGAGCTAATGGCGGTATGTGATATGGTGGCCCTTGCTGGATTTGAACCAGCGACCTGGCGATTATGAGTCGCTCGCTCTCACCACTGAGCTAAAGGGCCGGGCGCAGGATAATAACGGTACGTAACTAATCCTGCAATATCATCCGTTCTGACTGACTAAATCCTGAACTTCCCTGACCGTCTGCTCAAAACGTTCAGTCTCCAGCTCAACGCCAATTGCACGACGCCCCAGCGACATTGCTGCTTTGACGCTACAGACATAAAAAAGCCAGCCACTGGGGGAGGCTGGCAAACTCGTAGAGCAAAATGCTGTTACGCAAACTTCGTTACAGGGTCATCCTGCAATACAAAAAATACACAATATTTAGAAAACTAATAGTGCCATGTGCAATTTTTAAGATTTTGTTATTAATTGTGGTCGCACCTTCCTTTCTGTGTACTTTCCGTATAGCTCACAGGATTCTGGGTACAAAAAAACCCGCGCATCGGCGGGTTCTTAAATCTTATCAACGGTAGACATACAAAGCCCATCGTTGGGAAAATCTTATCCATATTTTTTGAAAAATGCAAGCATCATGTCGTCATCTTCGGCGAAAACCATTTATCTTGTCACCTTTCTCAATTGTATCTCTGCATATGCTTCTTCCTGCCAGCACTTTGTAACCAGTTTATCAATGACATCTGCATATCCTTTGTACCACTGATAATCCGTCAGGTCTGGTACCAGCTTCTGGACATGAAGCCGCGCCAGTGTGGTTGGTAAACGGCTAAACCGGTTTCCATTGCAACGCCCACAAACCTTATAAACAGGCGTGCCATGAAGCCGGGTTCTTTTTTCATCCAGGACAATACCTTTACCCTTGCACCCTCTGCATGCTGTGCTGACTTCTCCCTTACCATGACAATGCTGACATAGTTCCTTCACCCACTCTTCCTTAATAACAGATTCCCCGCTTCTGGAGTGTTTCACCACCTCGCGCAATACATTATGAAATCCAGTACCAGCACAATGCTCACAGCGAGCCTTACTTGCCGCAGACCTGGAATAATCAGCAAAGGCAAAATTCACAAGGTAAGGAATGATCTGTAGCCGGGTTTCTTCACTCAATTTATTCAATGTCGGGTTATCCAGTGCCATCGCGTAATTGAGCAGACCTTCAATCGCAAACTGAGGATCCTGAACACCAACTTTTGCCAGGAATAAAGCAAACCCAAGCGTTGCTTTTGACTGCACCATCCCCTGCGCAGCCATCACATCCGTAATTGTTAAACCACCAGAGCCTGTCGCCGGTGCGTCATCGCTCAGTTTTGGAGATTTCGGGGAGTAATATTTCGGTAAGGCTTCAAGGTTCATGCTCGTTCTCCACTTACGCCAGTACGCCAATTGCCAGCGCACGATCGATAAAACGAAATATCAGCTCCAGCTGAGAGCCATACTTCTCTTCAAATGCCACGGTATCCGCATGCAGCTCGTCGTGATGCTTTCTGCACAAAGGCAACACAAAAAGGTCATGCGCTTTTGTACCCATTCCACACTGACCGTGGCCTATCAGGTGGTGGGGATCATCAGCGGGCTTTCCACAACATGCACACGGCTGTGTCTTAACCCAGCGCGTGTACTTTTCATTAACCCAGCGGCGACGTTTTGGGCGTAACATAAAAGACTCCGGCGACTCCGGATCCACTTTCAGCGCCAGCACCTTTTTCGCTTTATCCTGGATGATGCTGGTGGCAGGAACCGAAGGCACAAGGTCACTTTCCCGGGTGACAGACGGCACAACAGGCTTCGGTAATCTCAGTGCCTTACGGGCTGCACTTTCCGGTAAGGCATCCGCCAGGTCATTACGAATCAGCCACCAGCACAGTTCCGGCATTGTCACAACGTGACTGTCATCAAAACCGAGATCCCGACGCACAACAGACAACACCCAGCGGGTACAGTTATCCGTTGCCATTGATTCCAGCCGTTCCGTGAACTGATCGCGCAGCTGGTTATCGCAGTGCCAGCACAGACGGATTGCGCCCGGCGTGTGTCGCATTGTGGTCATGTTCTCGCTGTGCCAGTCGGAATGAGGCCACTGGCAACCTTTTTCACGAAGTAACCAGCGTTCAAGACATTCCACTCCACCAGCACGACGAATCACTGCCTCATTGCGGAACACGGCCCGAACGGCAGGATCATCCGCCAGCGGTTGTGATGCCGCCGGAACGGCACCACTGGCGAAAGATGAATAACGTTCCGGCTCAGGCTCCAGCAGGACACGCCCCTGCATAAACAGGGGCATCAGCTCTGAACCGGGCCTGAACAATACGATCCCCATACGCGGGGCAATTTCAGGGGTCAGTAGCGCTCTCACGGTCACCTCAATGAACGGTATCGAGCAGCTTTAACAGCTCAGGGAACCGGGATTCGAAGAAATGCGGCTGCGTCTCGCGCGGATTTGCGGGACTGGTGATGTTCTTGCCGAACATGCAGCCTTTCGCCGTCAGCGACCAGAATTTTTTGATGTTGTTAATCGCAGTGCGGCTGTATCGTTCACGTTGTTCAACGATCCCCAGCTTCGCCATCTGGTGATATGCCTGATTAGCTGTCAGGCGGATACCATACTGCTTCAGCAGTGCACTCAGTGACAGCGTGGGGCGGCTTGAGCCATCAGGCGCGTCAGCAGGAGCATCAATGGCATAGCGCGGTGCCAGATTCGGTAAGCCAACAGCCTCCTGGAGTTTCTGACAGGCTCCAAGCACTGATGAGTTAGACAGGTTTAATTCCCGGCGCATAAAGTCCAGCAGGATCACACCAGCCTGCATCTTGTCAGCAGCCTGTCCGGATAATTTTTCCGGTGCGCTGGTTACCATGTCGAAAGTACGGATCACCTTCAGATGGAATGACGGGCTGATCCACATTGCATAGGCATACACCAGTTCTTTGCAGACATACGTCCCCTGGCTATTTCCGCCACGAATAACGTTAACTGGCTCTATATTGACCGAGTTGCAAATCTGCAACTCGCTTATTAAACGTTCAGTTTGCTCATTGCGGAGCCAGAATGCAGGCTTATGCTTATCCAGAGAACCGGCAGCCCTGTGCAAATCGTTCAGGCTGTAACGACCATAAGCATCACGACGAACTTCAATACCATCAATGACCATCAGATTATTCATACTTCGTTTCTCCTCTTGATCAGGCGGCTGCACCCGCCGTTTTCTCGTACTTACTGATAGTGATCTCGACCTTCCCTTTCGGGATAACCGGTCCCCACTCCACCAGCATTCTTTTCACCTGTCTGTCGTCTTCCCACACACCCGCGTGGGTCAGGGCGTCAAACAGCGCCTTGTTATAGTTGTCCAGATCGCGGATCCGGTTATCCGGAGGAAACAACACGATCTCCACTGAAGCAGGTGCCGACGTTGGTTTCGGCAGACGACGTAACTGCTCAACTATTGCTGCGCATGCCGCGCTCTGGAATTTGCGCCCCGCTGCGCTTATCAGACTCTTACCAGCAAACGCCCCTTTGTTGGGGTGTCGCCAGTACGTGTTCACGCTGGGCGGGAAAGGCAGGATCAGCTTCATACTTTCAGGCCTCTCTCATGTAACCAGTGGGTTGCACGCAGCTTTGCGTTTTCCTCACCGGCAAGCAGTGAGCGGATAATCCCGACAGCCTCGCTGTCGTCGTCCTTCACCGCGGTATGAAGCGTTATCCCCCGGGCCACGCCACGCTTTATCGTGATGACGCCTTTTTTCTCCAGTGCGCGAAGATGCTCCACCGCTGCATTCACTGAACGGTATCCCAGCATGGTTGCCACCTCCTGATTGGTTGGCGGGAAGCCTCGTTCTTTCTGGTAAGAAATCAGCATATCCAGCACCTGCTGCTGGCATTGAGTTAATGTCGTCATGCCGCCATCTCCCTGACCAGTTTTTCCGCCTGCTGGCGAACCTGCGCCAGAAAGGCCTCACCACATGCCTCAAGTTCATCGCGCCCGATGTAGCTGATTGCCGGTCCCTTCCAGGTCTTGTCGAAAACAGCAATAGCACCAGCGAAGAAAGCTCCTGTCGGCACCTGCTTCTCGTCCTTCGGTATAAACCAGGCAGGCAGTTCAAAACCAATACGCCCGCGAATAAAAGCAATATGATCTGCATCTTCCGGCCACCACACTTCGCTGGTGGCAGCTTTGATCAGGAAAACATAGCGCCCGCCTTTATCACGCATGGCACTGGCATGTTTCATGATGTAACGCATGCCGGTAATGTATTGCCCCTCATGCTGACTGGCACGGCTGTATGGGGGATTACCAAAGGCAGCACCTTTAAGCTCCGCAAGACGTTCTGACCAGTCGTGCGCCAGCGCGTTGTCTTCCGCCGTGTAATACGCGGCACATTTGGCGTTATCACCGTCAGTGAATAGATCCAGAACAAACGGGCCAAACAAGGTGTTAATTCCCCAGAAAATGCTGTCCGGCGTGCGCCACTGATCGCCCACCTCCTTCAGTTCATGGGATGGTTTGTTCCGCAGCTCCACCAGCGCCTGACAATATTTATTACTCATTAAGCCCCCACGTAAAAAGCATCCGCAATGTCTCCGGAAGTACACCCCGGATGGGCTTCAATGAATTTCTGAACTTCATTCAAAAGACTCATAATCACCCCCTGAATCCTGCCGGGATCTGGCTGTAGTCCACATTGTCGTAACTGGCTTTGAAGTACGGGTCTTCACGTTTTTCTGTGTGCGTGCTGACGGACGGCGATAAGCGCAGGGAAAGCTCATCCCATTTTTCCCGCAACTTCGACGGGCTGAGCACGTTACGGCACCAGAACGGATCGCGGCTGACGCGGCTGTACATCTCGCAGATTTGTTTGTGAGTACGACCATCCTGCACACACATCAGGCGAATTTCGTTTGCCCAGGCTGTCCAGTTAGGTTCTTTGGGACGAACCACCTCGCCGTCACATTCGGCGGCCTGCTCGTACAGGGCGATGATTTTTTTCCAGAGCCACTGTGCGCAGGTCAAATCATCCTGCGTTCCCCACTGGCGCTTTTTAGGGCTGAATACAACCGCATCAGGATGGCGAGTTAAAAAATCCTGTTCATCCATCTGCGTGTCCGGTTGCGAAGCGTCCGGACGAGAAGGTTTTTTATCTGATGGATCATGTTTTGATTTTACTGACGGATCCCCGCCAGATTCTGACGGGTGAAAACCCGCTTTTTTGCCAGATTTCGACGCATCAAATTTTGACGGGTCAGATTTTGATGCGTCAGATTTTGACGGGTCAGAATCTGACAGTTGAGAAAATGCCGCTGCCTGAAGCTTCGCAACGTTAAGCTGATAAACATTCGACGCATTGCGGTTACCCTGGCGACGCGCCTTACGCGTTAACCAGCCTTCTGCTTCCAGCCGTGCGATAGCCGTTCTGACGGTACTCATCCCCGCGCCAATCTGGCGGGCAATGGTTTCAATTGATGGCCAGCACACACCTTCGTCATTACTGAAATCAGCCAGGCGGGCCATAATTGCCACGCTGGATAATTTCATGCCTGACGCTGCGCAACCATCCCATACATAGCCGGTTAATTTAGTGCTCATGACCGACCTCTATTTCCCTGAATTTACGACGAAACTGTTCGAGCGGGCTGAAGCACTCATGCTCATAGCCTTCGCGGAGGTAGATAACCCGTTGTGTTTCCGGTTCCCAACGAATGACTCTGACGGGCACTCCGTAGTGATCTTTGAACCAGCGGTTAACTTGTTGCAAAGGACTGTCTCCTTCTGCCGGTTGAAATCACCCACAGCCCACTCTGCAAAGCTGTGGGTTACAATTTCCCTGTCACCTGGTACATTCACTGCATAGCAATACTCCACCTTCGCTTTTCCACCCGGTACAGGAAGCGCAATCAGTTGCGAGCGACGGTAGTGTGTTGTTAAACTGTTCATGCGTTAGTTTCTCCACAACCAGAAGCAATCGACGCCACGACGCCCGGAGCTGCACACTCGCGGGCGTTACTCTTTTCCGGCGCACAAAAAACACGAAATAACAGTGTTAAATGCTCCTGCCACTTCGCCATTACTTGGTAGCTGTTCTCTTCGATTTGCTCACGCTCAGCCTGGTCAATAACTCCATCAGCAGTTGCCTTGCGTAAGTACTGGGAATGCTTGCCAATCCATTCTATTGACTCCATCAGCCGCTGATTAATGTCACCATTGTCAATGTCATCAATGTCCACCAGCGGCACAAACACCCCATTACTACGACGCGCTATCGCATCCGTTACATGCCTGGTACCACTGGCATCCTGTAAAACCATGGCCCACTCAAGTGGAAAAATTTGATCCCCACCGCTACGCAGTCTGTTATGCAATTGATCTTTCGCTGGGGTGATATCATCAGATTTATACAAACCAAGAATTTCCGCTGCTTCCTCATAGCCATGAGGTAAATCAGCAATCGTTCTTCGTATTGCTGCCACCAGCCATGCTGGTTGTTTATCAACTTTCCATTCAGGTTCTTTACCCACGGTTAATTCCTCATTTCTGTGGTGTTTTTATGCCGCAGCACTGTTAGTCTTTTGATATAAAGACACGTCAACTTTCAGTTTCCCGTTAGTAATTTTTTCTAACTGGTACGCTCGGCCTTCAGGAATAATCTCAGGCCACTCTGAAACAGACGGATGCTTAATACCTAGGGCTTCGGCGGTTTTACAAACTCCGCCGAAATAATTAATCACGTCGGATTTCCGCATTTCTGCCTCCCGTTAAATTACGTTAAGCAGAAATGTAGGATATCCAACATGACAATGTCAAGAATCCTACACAGGCATGTGGTAGGATTACCTACATGATGAACATGAGTGATCGTATTCGCCAAAGGCGAAAAGAACTGAACCTGACACAACAAGCACTGGCTGATTTGACTGGTGTGAACCGCGTCACTGTTACTGGATGGGAAAAGGACGACTACCAACCAAATGGAGCCAACCTTCAAGCCCTAGCCAACGCACTTAAATGCGATCCTCTGTGGCTTGTTAGCGGAAAAGGCTCGCCTGAACCAAAGATAAATCTAAAACCTGAAATATTCGCAGTTAAAAAAGTCCCCCTTATCTCGTGGGTTCAGGCGGGTTCATGGACAATGACGGAGCCTGGTGTCAGGAAAGAAGATGCTGAAGAGTGGGTTTATACTACCGCCCTTGTATCAGAAATGGCATTTGCACTACGGGTCCGTGGTGATTCAATGACCAATCCCCTCGGCTCACCATCGATACCAGAAGGTTCTATCGTTATCGTAGAGCCAGATATTATTGATACAGAGTGTATTAACGGAAAAATCGTTGTTGCCCATATCAATGGTGGGCAAGAAGCGACACTCAAAAAATTTGTTGAGGACTGGCCGAACAGGTATCTCGTCCCACTAAATCCTAACTATAAAACTATTGAATGCGGTGAGAACTGCAGAATAGTTGGTCTTGTCAAACAAGTAATAATGGATTTTTGACACATCTTCCTCACTATCGCAAAACCGGGGTATCCCCGGTTTTTTTATGAGCCTATCTTTTTATGTAGGATAACCAACATAAACTCTTGACACTCACATGTTGGATATCCTACATTTGTTTTTAGAGTTGTGGTGAATGCGCAGGCTGATGCGCGAAAGACATTGCAGCTATTGCTGAAAAGAGCTGTTCGGCGGGGCAATTAAACGCCCGTGAGAGTCTGAAATAACAGCAAGCCGGAGATCAGCACCGGTCACCACAACAGCCACTGCTTTGGCGGTACCAGTTTGTACACTTGCTTCCGGCTGGTACCGTCATTTTTACAAAACAGAGAAGAGCATCAC